CTATGCTCAGAAAAGTTAAATTATATGGAGAACTAGCTGACTTTGTAGGTCATAAAGAATTAGATGCTGTAATAAATTGTACTGCTGATGCTGTTAAGTTTTTAATAACTAACTTTCCACAGTTAGAAGGTCACATGAATAATAGATATTACAAGGTTATTAATGATGACTATGATATTGGCGAAGATGAATTATATGCTCCTGTCAGTAATAAAGGTATCAGTATTGTACCTGTAATTAGTGGTGCTGGGGGTGGTGGTTTTAGAAAAATATTTTTAGGGGCAGCATTAATTGGCTTATCATTTTTTTCTTTAGGAACTTCAGCAGGACTAGGTGTTGCTTTTTCTAAAGGATTTGCCAAAGTTGGTTTAGTTCAAAAAGGTTTAGCAACATTAGGTGGTGCTTTGGTTTTACAAGGTGTGTCGGAATTGTTATTTCCTTTACCTAAAATTCCTGATTTTTCAAACGAAGAAGATCCTAGAATATCTTTTAGCTTTTCTGGAGTACAAAATACTTCAAGGGCTGGAACTAGCATACCTCTGTGTTATGGAGAAATTGTAACTGGATCAGTTGTTATTTCAGCAGGTATTGATACACAACAAGTTATTGCAGGAGAAGAATCTTGAGTAAAATTATAAGAGGTTCTAAAGGACCACCTGCTCCAAGAGAACCAGAAAGAGCCGAAGATACTCTTAACAGTAAAGAATTTGCTACGATTCAAGATCTGTTATCTGAAGGAGAAATAGAAGGTTTTGCAACACCATCTAAAAAAGGTATTGCCCAGAATGATGCTAATTATAAAAATGCTTGTTTAGCTGATATTTTTTTAAATAACACTTCCATCTTAAATGTCAGTCCAGATGATCCAAATTTTACAACTAAATTAAATAATCTAACTGATACAGATTTTAATTTTGAAGATGTTACTTTTACTCCTCGTTTTGGAACGTCAAGTCAAACAGCTGTGCGTGATGTAGATAATGAAAATTTAGGAAAACTATCGAATACTATACTCACAAACTCTGCTGTTGTAACAACATCTACACCTGTCACTAGTCCAGCAATTACATTAGGTAAACACGCAGTTGAAATTACAGTTCAATTTCTAGCATTACAAAAATTTGAAAATAATGGAGATATTTTGGGAACAGAAGTTAACTATAAAATACAACTTTCAATAAATGGAGGTGTTTTTGTTGACAAAATAGATGAGACTATAAAAGGAAGAAGTAAAGATTCTTACTCTAGAGAACATAGAATAAATTTACCTCAACAATTATTTGGACAAACTGCTTATGGCGCAAATACAAAAATAAGAGTTGTAAGAGTAACTGCCGATAGTGACCCAGACCTTATTCAAGATACTTTTGGTGTTTCAAGAATTGAAGAAGTTGTATTTAACCCTCAGAATTATCCAGATTGTGCATATTCAACATTAAGAGTAAGTGCAGAACAGTTTAGCTCTGTACCACAAAGAGCTTTTCGTATTCGTGGTATTAAAGTAAGAATTCCAGGAACAGGTGCAGGAGGTGGAAGTATAGCTTCAAGAACACCTCAAGTTGATAGTGCTACAGGTAGAATCGACTATCCAGATAACTATATATTTAATGGAACGATGGGTGCTGCTGTATGGTGTACTTGCCCTGCAATGATATTGCTAGATATTTTAACGAACCAAAGATATGGGCTAGGTGTTCATATATCACCAGATCAGTCTACTGACCAAAAATTATATGAAAATATAGATTTATTTAGTTATGTACAGGCATCTCGGTATGCTAATGCAGAAGTTACATTAGAGGATGGAACAAAAGAGGCCAGGTTTGCTTGTAATGTTTGCATACAAGGAACAATGGAAGCATTTGATTTAATAAGTGAATTAGCTGGAGTTATGCGAGCATTTCCTATTTGGCAGACGGGTTCAGTAACACTTACTCAAGATAGTCCAGCCGATCCAAGTTATTTATTTAGTTTGTCAAATGTAACTGAAGCTGGTTTTTCTTATTCTGGAAGTAGTTTAAAACAAAGACATTCTGTAATATCTGTAAGCTATTTTAATATGGATAGTAGAGAAATAGATAATGAAGTTTTTGAAGATACTGCTGCTATAGCAAAATTAGGAATTGTTAAAAAGACAATAAAAGCATTTGCCACAACGTCAAGAACACAGGCTATTAGGTTAGCTAAAGCTGTATTATTTAGTGAACAACAAGAGTCTGAAGTTGTTAATTTTACGACTTCAATAGATGCAGGTGCAATAGTAAGACCTGGAAGCGTAATTGCTATTAGTGATCCTGTTCGAGGACTTGAAAGACGATCTGGAAGAATTAAATCTGCTACAACTACAGCTATAACAGTTGATAATCCACAGGACTTATCTTCATTTGCAGGTTTAAGTAGAGAATTAAGTGTAATATCACCTGACGGTAAAGTTGAAACACAAACTGTGCCTACTGGTCCAAGTGGCATAACAAATAACAATACTGTTATAAACGTAAGTTCCGCATTTTCACAAGCTCCAAGCCCTAACTCAATATGGGTTTTATCGAGTACAGGTAGTGGTGGTTCACCTAAGAAAACATTTAGAGTTATATCTGTAGAAGAACAAGATGGTATTAATTATACAATTAGTGCATTAACTTACAATCCTCTTAAGTATGCCAATATTGAAGAAGGAGTTGCTCTTCCTGCACGAAATCTATCTTTATTAAATCAACCAAAATCACCACCATCAGGTTTAGTTGCTGAAGAAAGAATTATTGTAAAAAACAATCTTGCAATAGTAAAAATAATTTTATCTTGGGTATCTGTAACGGGTACAAGTCGGTATCAAGTTCAGTATCGGTATAATGATACAAACTGGGTAGTACAAGATGTATTTAGACCAGATTTTGAAATAGAAAATACTAGAGCAGGTAAATATGAATTTAAAGTTTTTTCTTACAATGCAAGTTTAAAATTATCAAACGCATCTACGAATTTAACACTAAACGCTGTTGGTAAAACTAATCCTCCTGGTAATGTTCAAAATCTAACCCTTGAACCAGTTAGTAATAATCTAGTAAGACTTAGATGGTCAAAGGCTGTTGACCCTGATGTTTTACACGGCGGAAGAGTATATGTAAGACACAGTAATTTAACCAATGGATTAGGTACATTTCAAAATTCATCTGATATTGTAGAGTCTTTAGCTGGTGCAAGTACAGATGTAACGGTTCCTTCTTTAGAAGGAGAATATATTTTAAAGTTTCAAGATGACCAAGGCAATTTTAGTCTTGGAGAAACCAGCGTAATACAGGACTTACCTGATTTAATGGATAGTCAAAATGTATTTGAAGATAGAGAAGATTTTGACAACCCTAAATTTCAAGGAAGTAAGAACAATACAGTAGTTGATAATAGCACTGGTTTATTACGACTTACAGATCCAACAGTTGTAAAGACAGGTACATATATTCAAGATAATGCTAATCCAGTAGGCAGTGGGGTAGCTGGTACGACTATAACTATTACAAATACAGATAGTAATGGTTCACCTACATCTCACGGCATAAGTGTAGGTGAACTTTTACAAATAAACTTTACTGGAGGAAATGCTATAAGCGGAGAATATATTATCGCATCAGTTCCTAACGCAAATACTCTTACTGTTACATCAGCTAAAGCTTTTGCAACGAGTGGAAATGTCAGTATAGATAGAGGATTGCGAGGTACTTATGATTTTAAAGATGTTTTTGATTTAGGAGATGTTTTTTCTTTAAACTTAAGAAGGACCTTACTTTCAGTTGGCTTTTTAACTGGTCAAACTATTGAATCATTGATTCCTAATACATCACCCGAATTTGGTGGACCTGCTGATGGTGGTTTTGATAATTATGCAACTGATGGTAATTTTGACGGTCCAGCAGCAGACCAAGCAAACTGTCAAATGCAAGTAGCAACATCTCAAACGGCATCAGGTAGTTTTGGTCCATTTAATAATTTTGCAAATGGAACATTTAAAGGTCGTAGGTTTAAATTTAGATTAATCTTAGAAACAACTAATGTGACCCAAAATATGAATGTAACACAAGCAGGATATGTAGCTGAATTTCAATCAAGAACTGAACAAAATTATCGAACATCAGGCAATAATACTTCAACTTTACCGCAGGATTCTGGTACTGCTCAAACGAATCCAAACGGTTTAGATGTAACATTTGGAACGCCATTTTTTACGGGCTCATCAAATCAATTCAAACCGTCTGTAGGTATAACAATCATGGGTGCTGCTGCTGGTGAATACTTTGTAATTAAAACAGACTCAAATGGCGATTACCTTAATGCAGCAGGTAGTGTTATCACTGGAACGGGGTTTAATATAAAAATATTAGACAGTTCAAATAATCCAGTAAATAAAAAATTTACATTTCAAGCTGTCGGTTATGGTAAAGGGGTGTAATATGGGGGAAAAGATTTCTTAGATGGCTCAAGTTGGAGATTACGATATACCTAATGCTTCGGGAGCTACAGTCCGTAGTGAATTAAATCAGGTTCTTGAAGCAATAAAAACTTGCAACAGTGGTTCTAGCAATCCTGCTGGTGCGGTTGAATTTATGTTATATGGTGATGATTCTGATAAAATTTTAAAAATTTTTAGTTCTACTAATAGTACTTTTACAGAGATAGGAAATATAGATCAAGCTAATTTAGGTTTACTACCGAAAAGTGGTACAACTGCTATGTCAGGTGGTTTGCAGTTAATATCTGGTGCATCAAATAATTTAGCATTAAAGTTTGCTGATGATACAGATACGGGGGTATTCAGACAAGACAGTGGATCTATGGGAATAGTCTCAAATACTGTTGAAGTAGCTAGAGTAAATGCTAATGGGTTTCAGATTAGAGAAGGAAAATCTCTTCAAATATATAACAGTAATAGCACTAAAAGAATTGATATTGATTTTGCAGGTTCTAATGATGTGAACTTTGCATTACCTACAGCAGATGGTTCGGCTGGAAGTTTTATGCAAACAAATGGATCAGGTCAACTTTCTTTTGCTGCGGTAGCAGGTGTTCCAAGGGGTGCTGTATTCTGTATGGCAACATCAACAGTACCAGATGGTTATTTACAATGTAATGGTGATGCTCTTCCAAACGGTAATGGTACAGTACAAGGACAACAAGCTAATTTTGCTCCCTTAAGAGCTTTGGTCGGTGCAAATTTACCTGATCTTAGAGGTGAATTTGTTAGGGGTTGGGCAGGTAACACTACTGATTCAACAAGAGATCAGGGTCGGGATATTCTTAGCGGACAATCAGATGATATTACATCACATAATCACGCTGCTTCTTCTACATCAAATGTTACTGATCCTGGTCACCAGCACAGCATGAGTGTTGGGTTTTTTAACTCATTAAGTAGTGGTGGTGCATTAGCTTTTAGAGATGCTGGAACATCAAATAGAATTAACAATGCGTCTACAGGAATATCTGTTTCTACTTCAACAACTATTGGTAATACAGGGGGTTCTGAAACAAGACCTCGTAACGTAGCATTAATGTATATTATTAAATTTTAATTATGGCAATCGAACCTGGTATATACAATTTCACGCTTCAAAGAAGGTCGGATCATACAATTCCGCTTATTTTTAAAGATTCTAATAACAATGCTATAAATCTTACTGGATTTACTGTAGCTGCACAGGTTTGGGAAGAAACACGCACCACAAAATATGCTGATTTTTCTGTTACTTATACTGATAGATCTGCTGGATCTGTAAGTATCACTCTTACTGATACTCAAACTGCTACATTTACTCCTGATGTTTTAAAATATGATGTGTTATTAATTAATGGTGCAGGAGCCAAAGAATATTATTTAGAGGGTACAATATTTGTAAGCGAGGGCTACACTTCAACATGAGTAATGTAAGCATTACAACTGAAAAGAACACTGTTACCGTCAATGGCGATACCAGCGTTGTTACGGTTGCAACTCAAGGTCCACAAGGCCCACAGTTTAGTACCACTGGCACAAACTTAAATGATTCCAACAAAGTCAACAATTCAGTAGTGTATTTTGATTCAACAAGTGGTACATTTAAAGCAGATCAAACTCGTACCGTTGAAAATCTTGTAGACGGAGGAAACTTCTAACATGGCAAACACCTTAAGAATTAAAAGATCTACTGGATCGTCAGCACCTACTTCACTAGCCAACGCAGAACTAGCATTTAGTGAAGGTAACGAAACCCTATTCATAGGAAAAGGAACGGGTGGTGCTGGAGGATCAGCTACAAGTGTTATAAAAATTGGTGGTATCGGAGGATTTTTTGATAAGGATACAGTAAGAAGTGCAAATGCTGTTTTATCTGGTCCTACAACTGGAAGTGATGCTGCACCTACATTTAGAGCTTTAGTTGCTGCTGATATTCCAAGTATTGCCCACACAAAGATCAGTGATTTTGATGCAGGAGTTAGAACAAATACTTTAGATCAAATGGCTGCTCCTACCAGTGCAGTTTCATTAAACTCTCAGAAAATAACAGGACTCGCAGATCCTACTGGTGATAATGACGCAGCAAATAAGGGATATGTAGATGGAGTTGCTCAAGGTCTTGATGTAAAAGATTCTGTGGTCGCTACAACTACTGCTAATGGTGCATTATCCACTGCGTTTGCTAATGGTCAATCCATAGATGGTGTAACGCTGCAAACTGGTGATCGAATACTAATTAAGAACCAAACTACTGCATCACAGAATGGTATTTACAATGTAAACGCATCTGGAGCACCATCAAGAGCTACAGATATGGCTACAGGTGCTAATGCTGCTGGTGCTTTCGTTTTTGTAGAACAGGGAACAGTTAACGCAGAGAATGGATTTACCTGTACTTCTGATACTGGATCTGCTGTTGTTGGAACGAATAACCTAACATTTGCACAGTTCTCTGGTGCTGGTCAGATAATAGCTGGCGATGGTCTTGAAAAGTCTGGTAATACATTATCTACGGACTTGAAAGCAAATGGTGGACTTGTAATTGAATCTTCCGAGCTTGCTCTTAAGTTAGACGCTAGTTCAATCACTGGAACGCTTGCCATAGGAGATGGTGGAACAGGAGCTACAACAGCTTCAGCAGCCCTCACAGCACTTGGTCTATCTAACTATGCAAAGACATTGATAGATGATGCGGATGCTGCTGCTGCCCGTACAACTTTAGGTCTTGGCAGTATTGCTACCCAGGCTGCCAACTCTGTTG